AAAGCCGCAGTCGTAACGGATGACATCGCGGATCCGTTTGGCGAAGACTAGTGCAACAGCACTACCGCACTACAAAAATCCAAGCCCTCAGCGTCATTGACGACTGGGGGTTGGACTTTGCAACAGGGAACGTTGTCAAGTACCTGCAACGTTGCCCACACAAAGGGACTGCTAACGCTGACAGCATCAAGGCGCTCTGGTATATGGCATATGCCGTTACCAAAGACACGGCCTACGCTGATCGTATAGCCAGGGAAGCCGAGGAGATAAACCATGGCGATAGCATTTAGTTTTGAAGAAAAGAAAGAACGCATCCGGCAAGCGATGGAGATTTATGCCACCACCGGATCATGGTCTAAAGCCGACAACATCGTTAGGCGGCAGAGCGTAGAGAAGTGGGTACGAGACCCTGAGCTACTGGCCTACGCTACAAGCCTTGGATACCAGCAGATGTGTACAGACGAGGTAGCCTTTTTCGCACCACCTACCGCGCACTACACCGCCCGTATCGCTTTCTCGGGTGCTTTGGTGCATATGAGGGACGGCAAGTACGTTTGCCGGGATGGCGCAAGAATCCACTACGCCGTCAGCCACGGTCAAATGGTGATGTATAAACTCGACGGTGCAGGGAACCGGCATCATGCAGGCCCGGCTTACTTTAGAGGTGCTGATGTTATGGCTAACGACTGGATGATAATCAGATGAGATTCAGTGAAGTGATTCAAGCCTTGATGGCTGGTGGCGGCAACGCTGTATGGCGCGGTGAGTGGGGAGGCTCGGTGTTCCTGCGGTACTCCGAAGTGTGGAATATCTTTGAACTGCACGGGCCACAGAAACGGGTAACGCAACTGGAAGAGTTGAGCCTGTCCCCTGGTGACTTGTTTGCTACCGACTGGGCAGTAGTTGTACTTGATCCGCGAACCGGGGAGGTTGCAAGATGATACCTTTTGCCATTGGTGTTTTGGTGGGTGCTGGATGCTTGGCGGTATACAACGAACTGTATATTCGCTGGTTGTATGCTGATGTAAAGAAACAGGCTAAAGCCCAAGGCATCAGTAAGGAAAAGATGAGGGCTGCTATGCTCTGGGCCACCAGCGCGGAGCTACGAAAGAATCTAGATGAGTAGAGTAATCAACAAGGAGATTGAGCAGGTTGCAATAGACCTGCTCAAGCACCACCCACGTAACGCCAACCACGGTGATATCGAAGCCATCAAAACCAGTCTAGCTGTCAATGGTTGGTACGGCTCTGTGGTGGTCAACACGGGGACTAAGCACATCCTAGCGGGAAATCATCGGGTGATGGCTGCAAAGGCGCTAGGCTGGGAAACCGTACCCGTTCAATGGGTTGACGTTACTCCGGAAGAAGAGCTGCGGATTCTTGTTGTTGACAACCGGACTACCCGTATCGGGCAAGATGACACAACCAAGATTACCGACATCCTGGCTGAGCTTGCGAATACGCCTATCGGCTTGGAGGGTACAGGGTACGGTGCTGCTGACCTTGATGCTTTGATTGATGAACTGGCGGGAATGACTGAACCTGCCGAGTTGCTAACCGATCCAGACGAAGTGCCGGAGGAAGTCGAGACACGATGCAAGCCGGGAGACCTTTGGATTCTTGGTAGGCATCGATTGCTTTGCGGTGACAGCACGAAGGCTGATGATGTGGCACGGCTGATGGATGGTGCTGTGGCTGAGATGATGTTTACAGACCCACCATATGGAATTGATTACAGTGGTGGTATTCAGTTTATGAAAGACGGGACATCTAAAACCAACAATCGTGAAAAACTTATAAATGACAACAGTACTGCAATATATACAGACTTTCTACCAGTTGCATTATCGGTTGTAGATGGTCCATGCTATATGTGGTTTATCGGATCAAAAGGTAAAGACGTATATAACGCAGTGCATGACAATGGATGTGAAGTACATTGTCTTATTATTTGGCATAAGACAAATGCTACCTATGCCGCAATGAATGCTCACTATAAGTCAAGGCACGAGCCATGCTTATATTTCAAGCCTAAAGGCTCAACACTTAGATGGTGTGGTTCGACTACTGAAGCAACGGTGTGGGATCAAGCCAGAGACGGCATCAATGAGTTTCACCCAACGCAGAAACCTATAGCACTCGCATCAAAAGCAATCGGCAACCATGATGCTAAAACAGTGCTGGAAATGTTTGGCGGGTCAGGCTCAACACTCATCGCTTGCGAACAACTAGGGCGTAAATGCTATGCGATGGAAATAAGCCCTAAGTATTGCGATGTCATTATTCAGCGATGGGAAAACGCCACAGGGCAGAAGGCGGTGCTAAGTGAAGGGTAAGCCATATAAGTACAACGAAGACGTAGTACAGCGCATCACGCAAGCACTGAGGGCAGGTAATACCCGCCGGGCTTCCTGCGCCTATGCCGGTATTTCTGAGGATACATTTGCCGTCTGGCTCAAGGACATTCCGGAGTTCTCGGATTCTATTAAAAAGGCAGAGGGTGATGCTGAAGTGCGGAATGTCGCTATCATCCAAAAAGCAGCTGATACGACTTGGCAGGCGGCGGCATGGTGGCTTGAACGCAAGCATAAGCAGGACTGGTCATCTAGGGTAGAGCAGACCGGAGCAGACGGTAGCCCGGTAAAGGTCATCGTGGAGTATGCAGACAAACCATAATGCCAGACATACGATTGGTTCTCCCTCGACCTCATGAAGCACAGCAGGTGATAATGGCACAGGCAAGGCGCTATAACGTCCTTGCCTGTGGCTGAGTAGGTCGAAGATTCGGTAAGACCACGCTGGGCGGTAACCTTTTATCTGACCCGGTACTGATTGACGGCTTGCCCTGCGCGTGGTTTGCACCTACCTACAGGCTCCTAGAAGAGGCATACGCGGATCATAAGAGAATCTATGCTCCGGTTATCCGGCGGGCGGTACAAAGCCCAGCACCGCGCATCGAGCTTATAACCGGGGCAGCCATCGATTACTGGACTTTAGACGATCCGTCAACCGTTGCCCGTGGTCGTAAGTACAAGCGGGTCATCATTGACGAAGCCGCGATGGCACGGCATCTAGAGCAAGCCTGGACGGAAGCCATACGCCCAACGCTAACCGACTACAAAGGGGATGCGTTCTTTCTGTCTACGCCTAAAGGCTCCAACTACTTCCGAACCCTTTACAACCAAGCCGCTACGGATGCCGACTGGATGGCATGGCAGATGCCGACCACGGCTAACCCGTGGATAGATCCGGAGGAGGTAGCCAAGGCGGGGGAATCCTTGCCGAGCATCGCGTTCCAACAGGAATATTTGGCGCAGTTCGTCGATGCCGCAGGCGCTCGTATCAAGCGGGAGTGGTTGCGGTATGGCGATTGCCCTGAAGGGTTGCCTACCTACATCGGGGTTGACCTTGCCATCAGCACTAAGAGTGAAGCCGACTACACCGGGGTTGCGGTAGTGAGCCGTGGTGACGATGGCACGATCTACGTTAGAGACATCAACCGCACCCGCGCTGACTTTGCTTCCGTGCTACGCTTCATTGAGATGATGGCGGCTAAGTGGAATCCTAGCATGATCGGCATCGAGCAGGTGCAATACCAAGCCGCTGTTGTGCAGGAGCTTCTACGGCGCACGAAACTTCCTATCCGGGGGATACGCCCAGACCGTGACAAAGTGACCCGCTTTGCCCCTCTAGAAGCCCGGTACGAGCAAAGCCAAGTCATGCATTGCCAAGGCCTACCGGCATACTTTGAAGATGAGCTTTTGAGTTTCCCTGTTGGGCGGCATGATGACGTGGTTGATGCTCTGGCGTATGCTTGGCAGGTGTGCGGATCTAAGCGTTCTTGGGGAGCCGTGTAGTCCTGTGGGATACTGAAGCCATGGGTATCTTTGACCGCTTCCTTGGGCGTAAGGCCGCCGCTAATCCTACACAAGCATTGCCATTGCCGCTTAGCCAGTCTAGGGACATCTACCTAACCGGTTACGGCTCTGGTCAGCTGCAGACATTGCTACGCCGGGCGCTCCCTGGAAGCACTAAGGACTGGGCTAGAGTAGCCGGTGACTTAGGGCTAAATGGCGTTGTTGCTAGTGCTATCGATTGGTACGTGCGGAACTACCCACAGGCAACACCAAGACTCTACCGACCGATAGACAGCCAACAGGCAGACCCGGTAGAAGACCACCCGGTTATTCAGCTCATGGCTCAACCGGATCCAATGATAATGGGTAGCCTTTTCTGGGGCTGGGTCATCCAAGATTTCAAATTGTTCGGCAACACTTACCTAAGAAAGATTCGCTCTTCCACCCGTGGCACGGTGACCGCCTTACAGTTTCTACCGCAGGACATGGTACGCCCAGTAGGCAACGGGGTAAACCCTTTGACGCACTACATCTACACCACGGATGGCCGCTCCTTTGACATCCCGGTATCTGACATTATCCACATCCGGTACGGGCGTGACCCTAGCGATATCCGCATTGGCCGTGCGCCGCTTACCGCTGTCCTGCGCGAGATTGCTACCGATAACACGGCATCTACAACCGCATACGGACTCTTGGCTAACGGTGCCATGCCGAGTCTTATCGTCGGGCCTGATGCCAAAGAGACAACCGTAGACATGAGCATGGATGATGCCCGGCAGGTGAAGCGCCAGCTGCACGAAGACCTTACCGGGGACGGTAGTGGCGGCATCGTGGTTATGACCGGTGCCTACAAGATGGATAGGGTTAGCCTTACTCCTTCAGAGCTTGCTCTTGATTCTGTGAGACGTGTACCGGAGGAGCGCATTTGTTCTGCCCTTGGTATCAACCCAATGGTGTTGGGCCTTGGAAGCGGGTTAGAACGGTCTACATATAGTAACTATGAGCGCGCCCAGCAAGCGGCTTGGGAAGACGGCATGGTGCCTCTTCTGCGTACCCTTGCGGATGCTATCACCGCTGACCTGCTGCCAGAATACCCTGAGACACAGCAGGGTGACTTTGTGATGTACGACCTCGAAACGGTCAGGGCGCTTGCCGATGATATGCAAGCGGAAGCCACACGGGCAGAGCGCCTGTACAAGTCTGGCATCATTGATCGGGCTGAAGCCAAGCGCATAGCCGGGCTGGAAGCCGTGCCGGAAGATGAAGGAGTACTGCATCCATCTGCTATCAGCGTACAGGCTGGTACCAGTGCATCGCTAGCAGAGACAACCAACGCGGCAGGTATCTTGATTCGGTCTGGTTACGATCCGGGTAGTGTTACGAGCTTCCTCAACCTGCCAGTACAGCACACAGGAGCTGCGCCGGTTACCCTGCGAGATGAAGCCAAAGCGTACGAGATGAAGTTTGTACCGAATGCTGGCATGGTCGAAGCAGCTCAAAGGGCGCTTGACTGGAAGGCTGAGGGCTTTGACGGCGGGACGCGGGTAGGCTTGGCAAGGGCTAACCAAATCGTCAACGGTGAGAAACTTTCCGAAGACACGATACTCCGGATGTACTCTTTCTTTGCTCGGCATGAGGTAGACAAACAGGCCGAAGGCTTCAACGCTGGTGAAGATGGCTTCCCCAGTCCGGGGCGTGTAGCCTGGGACTTATGGGGCGGCGATGCCGGGTACCGCTGGTCAACAGCCAAGCGGGACGCAATGCAGCCTGATGGCAAAAGCCTTGACGGTGACCACGTATGCACTCCGGGGGTAGTGTATAAGAGCCACCCTTTTTACGGGTACGAGCTGGAGACCAGCTTAAGCGAGTAGACAGCGGAACAGCACGAATCTATGCCGCTGGCCAGAAGTACCGGAATGAACTACTGGAGCGTGAAGGCGTAGCCATCAGCCGGATGCAACGTGCATACAAAGCCGCAACCAAGGCGAGCATCGATGAGCTTGAAGCGCTGGAGGGACGGATAGCCGAGCGTGAAGCCAATGGCGAACCGCCATCGGAAACCATACTCTGGATGCGACAGCGGATCATAGACAACATAGAGGAACTCGGAAAGAACCTGAAAAAGTTCAGCGTTGAGGGGGCAGTGATTACAGCCGATGGGCAGCTACAAGCCGCCATACTTGCTAATGATGCAACGCCGCGCCTTGTGGAAGCGGCAGCGGGTAAAAAGCCCGCCGGGGTTACCCTTGGTACTTCATGGACAAGTCTTCCAGACGAAGCCTTGCAGGCCTTTGTCGGGTTCGCTGGCGATGGTTCACCTTTGGCTGTCCTATTCGATGCCATCCCACAAGTAACCACCGATGCGATGCAGATGGCTTTGGTACAAGGCATCAGCCTTGGTGAAGGCCCACGCACGGTAGCACGGCGGGTACGCAAGGCGGCTGACATCGGTCGGCAAAGAGCCGAGACGATAGCCCGTACCGAGATGATACGCGCAAGCCGTGAAGCCCAGCGGCAACTCTATACGGAGAATGGTTCGGTTACCGGATACCGCCGACAGGCTACGCAGGATGCGCGGGTATGCCTTGCTTGCTTGGCATTGTCCGGCACCCTTCAGGCTACAGATACCATCATGCCTTCACACCCGAACTGCCGGTGCGTGATGATACCGGAGACGCTGAGCTGGGCAGAGATAACCGGTGATTCATCCATACCGGATACACGGCCAGAGCTTGCTACCCCTGAACGTATTCTTGCTGGTTTGACCGATGCCGAGAAGATGGCAATTATGGGGCCCGCAAGGTTTGAACTTTACAAGAATGGGAAACCATTACTTGATATGGTTCAAATCAAGCAGGATAAGGATTGGGGGCCTACTACTCAGGTGTTGCCATTGCGTGACATCGGTGGCCCTTTGCGTGTACAACTACCAACTGCACCGAAGACACCGAAGGGCGCTACAGCGCCTAAGCCTGTTCAGGTTGTGAAGATTCCGTTGAACAGGGATCCACAGGCACTATTGACTGAGTTTATAAAGATTGCTCCAAGAAAACCTGCAGATATCAATAAAGATATTGAAGCGTACAATGCAGAAAAAAATGCATTTGTAGATAACTATCAAGGCAGTCGCTTTGAAGGGCTGGTTGAGTGGAATAAAACGAACGCAAAAAGACTTGAGGTGCTAAACACAGAAAACGCAAATCAAGAAATTACTAATGAGATGCGTAAAAAGATGCATCGTTTGATGTTCTCGGAAAATCCCCTATCAATACAAAAAATTGATTACGATAAAGTTATCGCACCACCTGACCAACGAATAGATTCTAAATTCCATAAAGCTGTTGATGATTGTGTTAATTACGTTAGCAAATTTATAGATACAAGGCAGTTATCTAGATCAAAAGAAAGTATGTTGTGGGATTTCCTAGATTTGAACCAAATGGAAATCTTTCTAGAACATGGAAGTTTTAGTGGTTACTGTGAATGGGCAGACGGCGGACGCATTGCAATCAATGACAAGGTAGGTAAGTTAGAAGATAAGTTTGAGCCAGTATTTAAAAAAGGTTCTTTTAGAACATTAGCTCACGAAATGCTTCACTGGATTGATGCACGAGATCCATCTATGCGAAAACGAGTTAATGATTTTTACGTAAGGCGAACTGCTGGAGATGTATGGGAAACAAGCGATTACGGCGGTGAGTACAAAAAGGATAAATGGCCAGAGAAATATTGTGGTCAGCGATATAAGTATTTTGAACAACAAGGGCTTGGCATGGAAGTTCCTACCCGTGGTATAGAATTCCTTTTAAGTGATCCGCTAAAGTTTGCTCAAGATGATTTTGATTATTTTAGTTTCATGGTCACAGAGGTATTAGGTACCGGTAAATGAAAGTTATTGTTCGGTTTGACACTGCAGAAATGATTATTGAAAGCCCAGACATATACACACGCCCGAAGATATCTGGCAGACTTTGGGATGCAATGAAGATGACTTCTATTTCTGCATGGCTGACTTTGTATCAACAACCTAGGTTTAACAAATACGAAGAGATTGATTTTGCATT